CGCTAATGACGATAGCACAATATCTGACGCTGAAAAAGTTGCAGTACATTCTATGCGATTGGTTAGATAGTGGTAACAGTTAATATGCGAATAGAAGTATCTGCGGTCAAAGGTGCTTTAGATCAGATTAAAAGAAAAATACCAAGTGCTAGTGCTAAAGGTATAGCGAGAGCATCTACCTTTATACAGAACGCAATTAAAGATAGAACTAGACAAGGCAAGAGCGTTAATGGTGGTGGCTTTAAAAGATATTCTAAAGGCTATGCTAGGAAAAGAGCTAAACGAGGTGCAACATTAACACCTAATTTATTTTTTACTGGTCAAATGTTAGGCAATATGAGTTTTAAAAAACTATCATCTACTAAAGGTCAGGTGTTTTTTCCTAATAGAACACAAAATATAAAAGCATTTTTTAACGATCAAAGCAGACCATTCTTTAGTGTTAATAGACAAGAAGAAGATAAAGCAGTAGATATATTTAGAAAAACATTTGAACGAGAATTAAGAATATGAGTGAACGAGAAGATATTGCGGCTCACATTGTTACAACCTTATCTGCGGTTAGCAGTCCGATAACATTCGGCAAGGTAACAAGAGAGCCATTTGAATTAGATGAATTAAGCCAACAACAGTTTCCTGCGGTCTACATACAGACTGCTGATGAGACTAGAGAAGATGTTTCTATTAAGAATAGTGGCATAACTCGCACAGGCACGATTGATTTTAGAATATTTGGTTTTGTTACTACAGCTAGTACAACGACAAGTAATATAGATACTAAACGTAACGAGTTAGTAACCACAGTTGAAACAGCATTAGATAGTGATAGAACTAGATCAGGTAACGCATTGGATACCCAATTAGTTAGCGTAGAAACAGACGAGGGAAGTATATTTCCTTATGGTGGTTTGATAATGACTGTAAGGTGCTTCTATAAATTCACACAAGGAACACCATAAATGAGTGATAAAGTTTATTTAATAAAAAACGGATTAACTGTATTAACAGATAATCCTGATAAATTTTTAGGTGATGGTTGGAAGCATAAGCATAACAATCCTGAAGCTAAGAAACCAACAGGGAGAACATATGGCAAAAAGAAAAAAACTCCAAAATAAAGACGGAGATAACATTGAGGTTTGGGATTACCAAGTAGATGAGTATGCACAACAAGGTTGGCGTACTGAAACTGCAAAACCCAAAAAAAAAATAACTAAAATAACAGAAGAACAAGGAGAATAAAATGGCAGTACATACAGGCTCAGCAGGAGTTATTAAAATTGGCTCTAATACAGTAGCAGAAGTAACAGCGTTTACATTAGAAACCACAGCAGATGTAATTGAATCAACTGAATTATCTGACACAAACAAAACATACGAAGTAAGCAGAAAAAGTGGTTCAGTAACTATTGAATGTATGTGGGACGAAACTGACGCTAATGGTCAGGTAGCATTGCAAGAAGCAACAAGCGTAACTTTATTGTTATACCCCGAGGGTTCAGATAGTGGAGATTATTACTATTCAGTTCCAGCTATTGTAACAGGCAACTCATTATCAGTAACTATGGACGATATTATTAGAATGTCCATATCTGCACAAGTTAATGGTGCAATTACTAGAGCAACAGTATAATTTGACAATTAATACAAATTAGATTAAAAATAGCGTATGTCAGCAATAGATAATATCAAAGACCATTTTAATAGTTTAGACCAAGGCGAAAGTAAATTTGTCGAAGAATGGAATTTAACTATTTACAAGCAACCAATTAACCTAGAAAAAAAAGGTAAGTTGTTTAAGAAAATGGAACTAGATGCTATTGAGGGTTTGGCATACGCCTTAATTGAGTTAGCATTAGATGAGCAAGGTAAAAACTTATTTACGCTTGAACACAAACAACATTTAATGAAAAAAGCTGATCCCGATATTTTATCAGATGTAGCAACTTGGTTAATGCAAACTCCGTCAAAAAAAGATATTAAAAAAAAATAGCTGAAGATAACGATTATAATACAATAGTCCAATTAGCTGATTATTTAAAAATACCTATACATCAAGTCCAACAATTCTCAGTAGAAGAATTTATAACTTGGATTGTGTTCTTAGAAGATAAGAACAGAAAAGAACAGCAACAAATTAATATGGCTAAAGCCAAATCTAGGAGATAGATGTCAAACAAAAATGTAAAAATAACTATTAGTGCAGTTGATAAAACTAAAAAAGCTATAAGTAGCACACAAAGAGGTTTATCGGCATTAAAAAAATCTGTTTTTAGTTTAAAGGGTGCTTTAATAGGTTTAGGTGCAGGTGCTTTATTACTTAGTATTGCCAAAATTTCGGCAAGGTTTGAAGATTTACGAGATTCATTATCTTCTGTCACAGGTAGTATAGAAAATGGAAGAGCGGCATTTAATTTTATAAGTGAATTTGCTACTAGAACTCAGTTTGGTGTAGAAGAATTATCAAGAAGTTTTATTACATTAAAAGCAAGTGGTATTGAGCCTACTGAGAAATTATTAAGAGTATTTACTGATACAGCGGCAGTCACAACAGATCAGCTTGGTACATTAGATGCTATGACTAGGGTATTCTCTAGGGGTGTTCAAGGTGGATTAGGATTAGAAGAATTAAATCAAATAGCTGATCGTGGTGTACCTGTATTTAAAATATTAGAGGGTCAATTAGGAATAACTAGACTCGAAATAGCTAAATTTGGACAAACTACACACGGTGCAGGTTTAATACTAGAAGCGTTACAGATAGGTCTTAATAAAGAATTTGGTGGTGCTACTGAAACTAAATTAGATAATTTAAGTATAGCAACTTCTAACTTGCAAATAGCGTTGGCAACTGCCGCAGATGAATTTGGTGAAGCAGGATTTACAGGTGCATTAACTCAAGCTGCTGTCCAATTAACAGGATTTATTGAAGATAACAAAGAGGGAATAAAAATTGCAGGTGAATATGCAGGTGAAATAGTTGATAACTTAGCACAAGCATTTGTAGAACTTGCTCAATTTATAGGTACTAGTAGAACAGAATTATTAGACTTTTTAAATGCTTTAGGTTTTGATGTTGAGCCAAAAACAGTTGATGATTTTACACACGCTATTGCAGAACAAAATAAAGTATTAGATGAAGCCAAAAGCAAATTAGAATTACACAACAAAATTACAGGATTATTCTTTGCAACAAATTTAGAAGATTCTAAAAAAGCACAAGAAAAAATGACTTTAGCTATTGTTGAGGCACAAGCTAAATTATTGGACTTGCAAAATGGTTATCAACAATTTAATTTAGCACAACAACAAGCTGTTGAAACTACAAATATTGCTACTGAGGCAACAATTTTAAATACAGAAGCAGAAATAGAAAATGCCGAAGCAGTTAAAATGAGTGCAATAGCAATTAACCGAGCCGCAGAAGCAAGAGAGCGATTTATGGCTAGACAAACGTCTATGTCAAAAGCGGCAACTGCTTCTGCTAAGCAAGACGCAGACGCTGAAAAAAATGCTAAACAAAGTGTATTTGACCAAGCTAAAAAATTAGCCGATGAGGGTGCAGTTCGATCTAAAAAAATGTTTAGATTGCAACAAGCATTAAATATAGGTCAAGCTATAATGAGTACATATACAGGTGCGTCTAACGCATTACGAGATATACCACCACCATTTAATTTTGCTGTTGCGGCATTAACAATTGCTACAGGATTAGCACAAGTAGCAAACATCAGATCACAACAACCACCTGCACAGTTTGGTGGATCAAGATTGCCTAACAGCCCATTCTTAGTTGGGGAAAAAGGTCCTGAATTATTTACTCCTAACACAGCAGGATCAGTTACACCTAATCATCAATTAACAAGTGGTGAAAGTAACATTAATCTAACTGTAAATGCGGTCGATGTAAAAGGTGTTGAAGAATTGTTAGTTGACAACAGAGCAGTAATAGTAAATTTAATTAATTCAGCATTAAACGATCAAGGAAAAGAGGCATTAGTATAATGAGTGGCACATATCCATCTTCACCATCATTTGCATCACTAGGTTTTGTAAGTGAACAAAAAACTAAAAAATCTGTGACTGATAGTGGTAAAATATTTACAGCACAAATAGACGGACAGCGTTGGAAATTCTCAGCTACCTATCCACCAATGACACGAAGTAATTTTGCACCAATATATGCTTTTATTATGAAGCAAAGATCACAAAAAGAGACTTTTCAAATTGTTTTACCTGAATTAAGTAATGCCAAAGGCACTGTAACAAGTGTTGTGGCTACAGCATCAGCACACACAGCAGGAGATACCACTATTGCTTTGAAAAATGTTAATGCTACATTTAAAGCTGGTGATCTTATAAAATTTACTTCGCATACAAAAGTTTATATGATTGTTGAAGATGTTACAGGTGATGGCAGTAATTTAGCAACAGTAACAATAGAGCCACCTATTAAACAAAATTTATTAGCTGACGATACGGTTATCTATAACAGTGTGCCATTTACTGTTAGATTAACAAATGATATGCAAGAATTTTCAACAAGAGAATTAGATTTATACAAATTTGAAGTAGACTTTATAGAGGCGTTATAATGCCTAGAGGTTTATCAACAACTTTACAGACTGAAATTGCTAAACAGAATATTAAGCCAATAGCGTTAGTACAAATTAAGTTTCCAACAACACAAAGGTTCACTAACCATTATAAAGATGTTTTAGTTTCTGAAATATGGGACGATGCATTAGGTTTGTGGGACGCTAGAACTGGTAATTGGGACGATGGTTTAACATTTACAGCAAGTTCACATTTGTTAGGCATATCTGCAAAGACAGAAAGTTCTACTTTAAATGTAAATAGTTTTAATATTAAATTATCAGCAGTAGAAAGCACATTCACTGCTTTATTATTAAACAACAATGTATCTAATGATGAAGTAGCAATAGATATAGGTTTTATTGATGATAATGAACAACTGATTGACGTGTTTAATTACGCTAAAGGTTTCGTAGATAATTTTACAATAAATACTGATAGAGCAGTGATTGATATAAATTGCACTTCGCACTTTGGAGATTTTAGTAGAGTTACTGGACGCAAAACCAATGAGGGCAGTCATGGTAGATTTTTTGAAAGCGATAAGGATAGTTTTGAATTTAGTTCGCAAACGATAAGAGATCTTAAATGGGGTAGAGTGTAATGGGTATATTTAGTAAAATATTTAAAAGCATAGGTAATATAGTTACTGATATTATTAGTTGGATTGTTCCAATGCCTGATATACCTAACCTTGAGCAAAACGAATTTGAAAAAGGCATATTAGTTAATAAACAATCTAATAATGCATCTGTGCCTATAGTTTATGGTAAAAGGTTGCTTGGCGGTACTAGAACTTTTATAGAAGTTGAGGGAAGTACAAACCAATATTTATATGTTTGTTTAGTATTATGTGAGGGTGAAATCAACGATATTACTAAGATAAAAATTGATGATAGTGATGTTACGTTTACTGGTAGTTTTCAACATGGTGTAACTATAACTTCTGATGACACAAGGTTTGGAACAAATATTAAAGTTCAACCTTTTTATGGCAAGGACGATCAAGTTCAATCAAGTTTATTAAATGAAGATAGTAGCTGGAATAGTAGTGCCAATAGAAAATTAAAAGGCGTTTGCTATCTTGCGATACGTTTAGAATGGGATCGAGATAAATTTTCTAACGTACCTAAAATACAAGCAGAGGTTGAGGGGAAAAAAGTTCCTGTTATAAATGCTAACTTAACTATTACAGAAAATACATTTTCTAATAATCCTGTATTCTGTTTATTAGATTATTTAACCAATGCAACTTACGGTAAGGGTATTAGCTTGGGTGATATTGATATTGCAAGTTTTTATACTGCGTCAACAGTAGCCGATCAAGAAGTTACACCTTTTAGTGGTGGAAGTAATATTCCACAATTTAGCTTAAATGTGGTTTTAGATACTAATAATAAAATATTAGATAACGTAAAATTTATCTTACGAGGTATGCGAGGATTTTTACCATACTCAGAGGGGTTATATAGATTAGTTATAGAAACTACTGGATCATCTATTTTAGCGCTAAGTAAAGATAACATCATTGGTGGTGTTAAGTTAATGAGTGAAAAGAAAAACACTAAATATAATAGAATAAATATTGACTATATATCGCCTGAAAAAAACTATGAAAAAGATACTGTAATATTTCCTGAAGCAGACGCAGATCATCAAACACTAAAAACTGCTGATGGTGGTTTTTTACAAGAATTAAGTCTTGATTTAAATATGATTACTAGTCCTTATCAAGCATTACAGTTTGGCAAGGTGGTTTTAAATAGAAGTAGAAATCAATTAACGGTTGAATGTACTACAAACTATGAGGCTATGAATTTAGCGGTAGGTGATATTGTAGATCTAACTGATGAAATATTAGGCATGACTGCTAAAGCATTTAGAGTTATTGGATTATCAATTAACTTTGATTATACTGTTATTTTAACTTTAGCAGAGCATCAAGACGCATGGTATGTCTTTGATGAAAAGACGCAAGTTGCTGTTGTGCCTGACACTAATTTGCCTGATCCATTTAGTATTTTACCACCTGCTGGTTTAACATTATCTGACGAACTAATTGCATATAATGATGGTACAGTTATTGTTGCATTAAATATTGTGGTTACGCCATCAACTGATAACTTTGTTTTTGAATATCAAGTTGAATACAAGAAATCATCAGAAGCAAACTTTAAAATTCATGCAAAAGGTACAGAGGTAAATCAAAGAGTATTGAATGTTATTGACCAAGAAGCCTATGATGTCAGAGTAAAGGCTATTAATAGCTTAGGGGTATCTTCAACTTATGTAACGCAATCAGGTTATACAGTAGTTGGTCAAGTGGCTGATCCATCAGATGTAGATGACTTTGCGGTGAATATTATAGGTAAAGAGGCACACTTAGGTTGGGAACAGATACCTGACCTTGATCTTGCATTTTATCAAATACGGTACTCGACAGCTTTATCAGGTGCAACTTGGCAAAATTCAGTATCGTTAGTAGAAAAAGTTTCTAGACCTGCAACATCAATTTCTGTTCCTGCTTTAAAAGGTACTTATCTTATTAAGGCGTTTGATAAATTAGGTAATGCTAGTGTTAACGCTAGTTCCATTACAACAAACATTGCACAGATTGGAAATTTTAACGCTGTTGCTACGCAAACAGAAGATACTGCATTTTCAGGAACAAAAACCAATTGTAGTGTTGTTAATGGTACGTTAAAACTAGATGATGTATCGTCA